TTTGGTGGTGGAGTCTGGGACATTAGTGTTCGACATGTTGCCAGCATACGTCGGACGATAAGGGACAATATCGTTAATGACGGCTGGTCTTGAATAGCCAAAAGACGTGGCTATTGAGGAAACTGCACTGGCAGCCATTTCCGTGGCTCGTGCATATATGCCAATAACGGGTGCACTCGAAAGAGCACCAGCTGCTCGCGCGATGATGGACGCTGGTCTCGAAATGGGACCTGATCCGTACTCATCTCCCTGCGGGTCGAGGACTTCCCGACTTTGCGGCGCAAGCGTGGAGGGATTCGCCACTGTAGGAATGCTGATCGTCAAATCGACGCACTCTGCTAATACGGTGATAGTAACCGAATCAGTGGCTCCATTGGCATGCTTCAAATCGTTGATGGCTTTCATCACGATCGTACCCATTTCTTGCCACTCAGATTGTGGTATAGACAGGGCGTTTTCGTACCAGAAGAAAGGTAGCAGCATTTCACCACCTTGGGACGTTGTTGGATCCAAATATATATGGGGCCTTTGAGACTCACCGACTACATCGACCTTGAAAAAGGCTCTGTCGGTTGAGAATCCGTCCGATCCTGGTAAGGGCAGATAAGAAGCTATTAATCTGCCATAATGGAATCCGTTTCCATTAATCATAAACTTTAAACGTAACTTCGATCGTAAAAGAGCGTAGTTTGAGATTCTGTTAATTACACGAGGGTCTTCGAAGAATAAACTCCATGGGTTGAACTTAACCTGAAAATTGGTATCAGTTGTAGCCCACTCGTATTCAGCAATCTTAACTGGTCTTTGAAAGAAGTCCCCCAGGCTTTGATCTGGGGCATCAGCGACGCCATAAGAGGAGTCAGGTTGACTATCGACCGCATACCCATACGACGGGTTTTGGTCTATAAACGAAACGGTTTGTTTCTTTGTCGATCCTGAAGTTTCCTCTACGGAATATGGAAGTTCACTGGACTGTGGTTCTAGTGCACAAACACAATTGGTTATCGTGAAGTAACACTCCGGGCACACCCCCGGAAGACTATCGTCATCCGGGAGGGTCAGTGGTTCTAATTTTACAATACAATACATAGATTTATTATTATTATTAAGAGAAGTAACTGACTTTATTTACTTGGCGAGACATTACAGTTATAAATCTCGTTGCAACACAATTTGTTTGCTGCCAAAACATCCCCTAAACAGGGGTTGGACACGGGGGTCCTGACAACATGTACACAAGCCTAAAACATATATCACAAAAGGTAAACATAAACATGTAACGGTAATCAATATGTACACAGGACTCTTTAACTTTCTTTCACCATGGTCCACACAGGTTGCACGACGAGTTTTATGACATCCGGGGTCGGGGCGAGCTATTTAGCTCAAGTCTTCACCGAAGTCGTAGTCGAATTCAGTTCCGAAGGAGGAAACGAACGTGAGTTCATGCCCAATCATCTTGTACGTACGGATATGTGCATTGGGTTGCAATAACGCCATTACTTTACCATACTTGATTAATTGTTTATGAGCTCTGTGTCGGCCGCTCCGAGATATCTTAGCCTCTAATATAGCATAGACGTTCATTCCGTCGATGCACCGAAGATACAAAGCATCCATTTCACCCATTGGTACTGCAGAGAGCAGTGCAATATTTTTCCCTAAACAGGAAAACGAGTTTTTGGCGAATGTTATTTCGGCTTTCTTCAGCTGGTCCTCCTCAGTGAGTTCAGTCACAGTTGGGGACACTGTTCGTTTGGCTATCTCAGCTTCCAAAGCTATCAACTTAGCTTTGTGCCTCCAATCATCAGGGTACTTATTTGAGAGTCTTACCATAGCTTCTCGTGTTTGAGTCAAACGACGATAACTCCACGCAGAGAAATCTCGCACATAAGGTTGAAACTCTTTGGCATCAGGTTTAAGAGGGCGTTCCTCCGCCTGTGTATCCAATTCGTCGAGTTTATACCTTTGCTTGTGCATATCCATTCTTTCTGCATAGGTCACATCTAGCTCTTTACACATCCAAGCTATGTCCGTAGACTCAGCCACTCGCTTCATCTGTGCACGACGCTTCTCGTAGACTTCTTCACCATGGAAGAACCACTCACGCAATGCTCCGTCAATATTGCAAGCTGCCTGCTGCTCAGGAAGTACATCCTTCGAGCGTAACACAGCATGCAGAGACTTGAAAATTGAGTCCTCAGAGAGAGCACCCATGAACATTCCAAGTTCTTTATTGTAGACGTTCTTGCGTTTTAGAAGGTCAGCTTCCTCATCAATCATATACTCCGTGGCTTCGGACTCCTTATCAGGCATAGTGAATTTCATATCATGTTTAGCCAGGAAATCAGCAACGAAAATGTGATTAAACTGAGGAAGTTCAGGTGAAACCGAACCCTTCACATCATCTCCGTACGTTATAAGTGCAACCATTTTGCGAAATGGAGGTAAATCTCTGTTAATAGAGAAATAAGCACAACGCATCAGAAGTGAATTAACAATCGAGTTGATATAGACAGTCAAATT